TTCTTCGGTACGGATTTCAACCAACGCATCAGTGCAACAGGCGACCTCAGCAGCCTCGTCAATGCAAATAGTATGCTACGAAAAACGCCTTTCAATCAGGACATTTCCGGCTGGCAGGTGCCGAACCTGGAGATCGCTACACAGCTGTTTGCAAACGCACCCTTCAACAACGGCCGGCCCGCAGGTCAAGCAGGAACCTGGACCTGGAATACGCCCAGCCTGCGCATCACAGCTGGCATGTTCGCAAACAACGCCTTCAACCAGAACATCAACGGCTGGGATTGGAGCAGCTTAGAGGTTGCAGGAGCTCCTTTTAGCGGGATGTTTCAGGGCAACGACGTATACCAAAACGGCGGCGTTGGAATTGACTGGAATACAACTGACGCTCTCACAACACTTAGCGGATTTATCCGCAACGCCGCGTACAACCAACCTATCAATCTGGATGACACGTCAAGCGTTACAGATATGCGGGCATTTGCCGCAGACAATGTCGCATTCAACCAGGACATGAGCTGGTTTGACGCATCTTCTTTGCAGGATATGCGGAAAGCATTCATGGGTGCTCTGGCATTCAACAACGGCAATGCGCCGGGCGCAGCCGGAACCCTCACTTGGAATACGCCCAACCTGACCCAAATAGCAGACCGCTCGAGAGGCGCATTCCAAAATGCAGAAAGCTTCAACTGCGACATCAGCGGCTTTGATGTGTCGGGCGTTACGAACTTCAAGTTTCTATGTAGAGGTGCTCTTCTTTTCAACAACGGCGGCCAGAGCCTAAACCCTTGGGCTCAGGATTTCCAAGCAGGCCAGAGCTACAACTTTGCTGCAATGCTGAACCGTACCGAGTACGACCAACCGCTTGACGCTTGGGGACCCGCTATAGGTGATATGACTACAGCCAGCTTCAACGGCTTCTTGTTCGATGTGTCGCAATTTGATCAAAGCCTGGAGACCTGGGACATTCGCCCAGTTACCAGTTTCCTCAACTGCTTCAACAGTACAGGCTTTAGCCAAGCCAACTGGAGCAAAACGATTGCAGGCTTTGGCCGCTTCGACGAAAGTGAGTACCAGGATACCCTCCGCGACAGCTTTTCAACGCCGATTGCCTCCGGCATAGAGGAGATCGACCTCACCGAAACCGATGCCCAAGGCAATACCGCTGAAGACGGGTACAATACGCTCTTTGGGCCGCCTTCGGAAGCTACAAGCGTTATCACAGGCGTCGATGGCCATAGCGTTCGTAACGCACAAGGCACCGTTCAAGGGCCAGATATTACTATCGCCCGCACCGACCCGAACACACTGACGATCACCCTTGACCGCGATACGGGCGGGCCCTACAGCATCCTCCAGGGCGACGACGATGGCGGAGAATACACGGAGCTTGTGACTGGCCTCACCGCAGCAGACTTCCCCTACGCGGTGACGGGCCTTACGCCAAGTACTGTGTACTGGCACTTGATCTACGACGAGACCGGTAATGTGCCGGGCCGCGGCTACCGCCTGAATACGCCGAGCTCGTAATTCCGTACTTAATGAGGACATACCTTATGACGACCGAAGAAGCTCTCGCGCTACTGCACGCAACCCGTGCCTACTGGACTGCGCCCATGATGCACGCATGTGCCGTCGAGCTGGGAGAGGAGCTTGAGGCTATGCTGGACCGCGAGGAGATCACAGAGGAGACGCACGAGGTCGCGGTCGCTAAGCTGCAGGAGGCGGCCAGCCGTGAGAAAGGCGCTTGGGCGCAGAGCCAGCGCCTGCAGGCCGAAGCAGGCGAGCTAATGCAGGTCTTTGGCCCAGAGAACATCTTGATCTGCATGACCCGCAACAACCCGAGCGTGCAAGACCCGCCCGCCGAAACCGCACTGTAACTTTGACTGAGGACTTATGAATGGAATTTGGACTACTCGAAAGCATCATCACAGCACTGGTCACTCTGCTCTCAGCCGGAGGTGCTGTTGTCTGGTACAAAGAGTATGGCGAGCAGAAAGTGCAAGACGGCGACTACAACCTGGACGTTGTAGACGTCTTTCAACAGCGACTCCAGCGCGTTGAGGACCGCTTAGACGAGCAGAGCAAGCAGATCAGACATCTCCAAAAACGCGAGTCGCGGCTGGTCGCTGAGGTGAGGGTGTTGATCACGCGCATCGATACGCTGCTGAGGCGTCTTAGTCAGCACGAAGACATTAGCGAAAGTGAGCGCCAACAATACCTCGAGCTGGCGGTCGACCTGTACACCCAGCCGCATGCTGGTGCTGGTCAGGCGGGCGAGGAGCCATTGTATGAGGAGGAATCCTCTGACCAGCCTGTCCCATAACACGACTACAGCAGGCTTGTCCTCTGCTGGTAATGTCCTATGTCCAGCACGACGCCCAGTAGCTTCGGAGGCTACTGGGCGTTTGCTGTTGTAGGTTGGTGCGGTTAGCTAAGCATATCCTTCAGCCGCTGCTCCTCTTCTGAGTATTCCGCGAGCTGCACGCGGCGTTTGATCATCTGCTCCGTCTCAGACTGCATCGTCGTGCTTTTGATCTGGCAATGGAGCTTGTACTGATGGTGCAGATCTGGCGGAAGGTCAACCGTCAGACGGATGGTCTTGTCAGGCATAAGGTGTGTCCTCTGCATGGTGAGACTATATGACGTAGAGGGCGGCCAGTAGGATCACGTTAACGACAATAAGGGCGACGAGGGGGCTGATCCCAGGACCCTCGCCGCTCTCAACCGCACGCTCCGCTGCACTGGCCCGCGCTTTGGAGCGTGCCTTGATATGCCGGCGTTCTTCACCGGCCAGCTCCATCTGGATCACGTCAGCCGCCGCGTGCACCTCGTCCTGCTCGCAGATATCCAGTGAGGTATGGGCGTAGATGATTTCTGCAATATCTTGAGTTTTCATAGTAGTGTCCTAAATCTGAGTGTAAACATAAGGCCCAGGGCGAATCCCTGGGCCTGGTGCTGCTTAGCGAGAGCGGATGCCCATACGGAAGAGCACGTCGGCGGCCCAGCGTCCCTTGGCGATGTATTCACCGTCACCGCCTGGCTGGTAGATGCAGCTCTGCAGGCACTCTGTGAGCACGTTCAGGCCAGCATTTGCTGCTGTTTCGCCAGCGACACGGGCCATTGTACGTAGCTCCTTGTCAGTAACGTCTATGCCATCCTGCTGGCGAGCTTCCGCGAGGAGGCCCAGGGCCCAGCCCTCGATCAGCATAGCGTGTGTCGTGTCCTGGCGCACTTTAGAGCGGCCTCTGACCTTGTACTGGTCGACTGATCTACGACGGGCGGTTGAGGTCTGCGCAAAGTGCCGTTCGCGTCGGGAAGGTGTTGCGGTTGAGTCTGTCATAAGGTGTCCTATTAGTGCGTCCTAAATCTGGGCCTCTTTGCGTGCCGGGCGGGCCCTTCCTCCCTTGTTGCGTGTCCTTATAGTCAGATCAGTAGACAATGATTCACTGATCGTGTGAAGCTAAGATGAATCAGGGAGAGGATGGTGTGCTTCTCCCTCCTGCCTATTATGTGTTATGTGCTACGCTGTACTCTACGCAGTAGCCTGTCTGCAGTCATCTGCTCCAACGCAGCCTGCAAGGTCTGGTACGTTTCGCTCAGAGACCTGCCGCTCCGATACGAGCGCCTATCAATGAGCCGCCCAGCCTTTCGGCGGCCCAGGGATTTATCGTATCGCCCAGCGCTGTACGCCCAACTGATGCCCAGCTCCGACTCCAACTCGCTGCCAGAGGGCTCGCCCTCAAGCTGGGACAGGTAGATAGCCGCTGCGTGCCCTGAGGCTGCCTCTGCAGCAGTCAGTAACCAAGACTGCGCCTGTTGACTGTGTGCGCTTAGTATCGCTACAGCATCCTCTACGGGCGTCTCTGACGACCGCTCTACGGACGCCTCTGACGACCGTGTGCGCGTACGTGCACGGTGACGGCGCCGGGCGCGAGGGCGATCTTTTCGGGACCGTGTGCTACCGCTCGATGGGATGGCGAGTACCTCGTCGATCTTGTCGTAGTCTTTCTGACTGGCGAGGTCTTTCTTTTCGAGGCTTGGGCGGACAGTCAGCTGCTCCAACCCGCTCCAGCTGCGCACAGCCTCTATCGCCTGCTCTACAGCCCTGTCTATGTCACCATCGACGTACTCAATGCCATCGTGATCCGCGAGGGCGACCTCCAGCTCGCAGCATAGGGCCGCAGTCAGAAGCCCTTCCATGCCTTGGAGATACCAGGCCAGGGCGTTTTGCCCTGCGTACTCGCAGCCCATTGGATGGGAGAGCGCGCCTGCTTCTGCTGCGGTTTGAGCGGCCTTGCTTAGACGCTGCATCCCAGCCTCAAGGTCAGCGTACGCATCAACCAGAGTATCTAAGGCGTCTTGACCGGCGCCCATACGCTGCAGTGCTGCAGCAATGCTGCCTGAGTCGCGATCCGCCAGCATTTGCTGCTGTTCGACGCTACGCGGAAGCTTACCTCCATACCTTAGGCCGTGCGCTGCGATCTTGGCCATCTTCTTCCGGTCGACATCGACGTCATCCTTATCGATCTCAGTAGGCAGGTCTACGTCTAAAGTCTGCGCGAGGATAGCTGATAGGTCCTTGTGACAGGAGGCCCAGTCGTATGTCGTAGTCTGACTGAAGATCTGATCTTTGATCGCAGCGGGTAGGCTCTGGATCATCGAGCGCGTGTAGATTCGCCCGTGCCGGTCGGCCTTGTAGCTGACTTTGAGCTGGCCATCTGTTGTCTGGTCCTTCAGGCTCTCTACAGCCAGGATTAGATGGGCGAGGATAGGTACGTCATCTTTCTCAACGGCGTGCTCTAAGCGCTCCAGGAGACGCTCACGTAGGTCCTCTACGACGCTAAGGTCGTAGCTATACGTACACTCAGCGTCACGTATCCAATAAGTCTGTGCGGCGGTAGCGCTGCTGACGGAGCTACTGACAGCGCGTGCGGGCGAGGTTTTGTCTTTCGACCGCGTGTGCGCTTTGTAGCGCGTCTTGCTCGTTGTTTCCAGCCCTGCTTTCAGGTACTGCAGGTACCAGCTGTGATCCAGACGATACTCAGCTGTACGAGCGGGTAGGTCAAGATCGGAGTCGGGAGAGATATGATGCTGGGCCTTTTCTATGGGAAGGGATTCGTAAATTCCCTCACTGGCCATCCCTGCGACTGAGCCGCGATACCCTGTCTGCTTGCGGAAACCTTTCGCGTGCACGCCTACAGTTGGAAGATGTACAGCGTCGAGATCACTGGCTTGGTAGTACGCGCGATTGTAGCTGGTCTTTTTGATGACAGCGGCTAAGAACCGTCGGGCATTACGCTCGTCTGGGTGACCCTCAACGGACGCGTCAATGAGATTGCGTTGGCTGGAGGTCGCTGTGAGCTCGTAGTCGACCTTCGGGGCGGTTTCCTGTTTGGATTTTGCCATTTGACTTCCTCAGTTAGTTCTGCTGCTATCGAACTGGCTGCGAGACCAGTGAGGTGCGGGCGGGAGATAAGGCGGCGACCTTTTGATATGCTCGCAGAAGCAACAGCACCGCTCTACCTTATCTCCCTTCCGACCTCAATCGTTGTTATGGGACAAGCGGTTAGTCTTGTCTCGCACTACTATATAGACGTAGTCAACACGCGAAAAGTTACACGGTAAATGTGAAGCGCTTGTGAATCGTCTATTGGGCGGTCAGTTCCATAACACACATAGTGCATCAGCAGGATTTGTTTGCACTTTGTTTGCACCTGTTTGCACTTCAGGATTTCAGGCTTCAACGGCTGCAAACAGCGATTTTGGCCCTATTTTGGCCTATCTGAAGAACGGCAAAGTGACACCCTATAGGAGGAGGGACTAAGTGTAATAACCCGTCCGTCCATAGCCTGGCCCAGCTATGGCCCGCCCAGCTATGGCCCTCACGGACAGGCCTGCCCTCCCGACCAGGCCCTTCCGCACGGCCCGGTTGGTAGGCCCGCACGGCCCTTCCGGCCATAGCTCCCGCCTGACCCGCTGGGCCGTAGCCCCCGCCATAGCCCGCCAGGCCATAGCTCCCGCCTGACCCGCCCGGCCATATCCCGCCATAGCCCGCCAGGCCGTAGCCAGCGTCCAGTCCCATAACACATAGTGCATCAACAGGAGTCAAAGTCCATAAAGCTAGTCAAAAGCCTACAATCAAAAACAGATGGATGACCTAAGAGAAACGGCAGACGGAAGCTTAGCTCTACACAGAGAACCTCAGACGGCATACATCCCAGACTCAGACGGCCAGGCTCACGAGGTCAGAGTATGGCCAGAAGCTGGCCATATGCTGGCTAAGGATCTAGTCGAGGTCTTAGGCTACAGAGGGTATAAGGGTGTAGCGTATCATTGTACTGACGAGGTCTACTGGGCAACCAACTACCAGTCAACGACTGGGCCCAGTCGGCTGATCAGTGACGAGGACTTAACGCACGTCATCGATACGACCAAGGATAAGGAGCATGTAGCGGGCCTCACAGCACAGACAGCTATCGATCAGCACGCTAAGGACGCTAAGGACGACTCAAACCCAACCCGCCGCCTGCACACCCGCCGCAGAAGCCGCCGTGACCAGTCACACAGTGATACTGAGCAGGTATCCGGAGAATTCCAGCCCGGCCTCAAGGCGGAGCTACAAGAGGTCGAGAACGAGCTCCAAAAGACCAAGGCTCGTCTGCGGAGTGCCCGGCGGCTGATCGGTCATTACAGGCAGATGATAGACGAGGAGCTCGCGTAGCACATAACAGTTGTAGGTGATGATCAGGGCATTTGGACAGGGTACCTGAGGCAGTGACCGCCCTTAGTAGATGCACCCGCGCTACAATCACTGAACCCTCTTACAATAGGCCATTATGAGTGAGCAAACCATGGCTCGTTGTTCACAACCTGGATCTCCATGGCATTACCATCTGGGGCTGTGAAGTGATCGATCTTTACGTTACTCATAGGAGTTTTTTGGTCTTTACAAAACGCTAACGAAAACCCTGTTTGGAGCAGTCTGATGGCCCTTTCTGAAATAAAGGGCCGCTCAGATCGCTACAAATCGGGGTGTAGATGCACCCGCGCTACAATCACTAAACCCTCTTACAAAGATAGGCCATTATGAGTGAGCAAACCAGACGTCAGAGAAGTCAGAGAAGTCAGGAGCACGTATACGGGGCAGGAGACCTGGAAGCGGCACAGGCGATATGGATGGGACGCGCCAGCCTGCGATATCGATTGCATTGAATACGACTATGGTGCGCCGGTTGCTATGATTGAGGACAAGCACTCCAACGCCAGCCCTGACGAAGGCACGCGCACGAATCATCCGACACAAAACGCCAAGCGTGCCTTGGCAGATGCTGCCGGTGTGCCGTTCTTCAGTCGGCGCTACTGGACAGAAAGCTGGATGCAGCTTGTGATCCCATTGAACGAGGAGGCAGATGTCCTGCTGCATACCGCTGGCGAGCTGCTGACAGAGTTTGAGTACGTCGATATGCTCTATCGGCTCAGGGACAGCGAGATGCCCGGAGGCTTAGACCTTAGCGGTCGCGTCGACCCAGCCGCGCAGGACTGGTGCCTGAAGTATCACCCAAATGCCCTGATCGTAGACGAGGACTTTGCATGAACGACTAAACGTGCACCGTATGTACGCGCTGGCTACGAATCAACAACAGCAGCGCTACGTAAATCCTACGTATAAGCGTTTTGATGCACAGATTTTCTACCGAATCACTACTAATCAACTACAGGACAGTACACTATGGCAGAAATGACCTTCGACGCAGCATGGGAGTCACTAACACAGAAGCAGAAGCGATTTGTGATGGCTCGCCAGGAGCACGCGACCAAAAAGGAAGCAGCAGAAGCAGTCGGTGTAGCGCCCAGGACTACCTATAGCTGGCCCAAAGAGGTCGACTGGTGCGCGGATAAGCTGATCGATCACCAGCTGGACGCAGTGCGTGCGGACTTGCGTAAGATTGCTCGCGAAAGTATGAACGAGCTGTCAGACCTTGCGTCCAAAAGCGATGACGATCGCGTACGTCTACAGGCAATCAAGTATGCTATCGATCAGGCAATAGGCAAAGCCAAGCAGACGGCGGAAGTCGAGAACAAGCAGATCGGATCAATCAACGTCAACGTCAAAGGCGGTGACTGATGCGCCGCCTGAGCCTGGACAGGCTTCCCATCAAGTAAAGCCCTCAGCAAACACGAACAACAGTAGGACTGCCCTTTGGACCTGGACATAGACGCAACGCCGTTACTGCCCAAGACCTTATCCTGGCTGCAGAGCAAGGAGCGCTACCTGGTGCATCAGGGCGGTACGCGGTCCAGCAAAACATGGTCAGTTCTGCAAGGCCTGATCATTCATGGCCTACAACACGCAGGCCTAACCATCGGCATCTATCGCGCAGAGCAAACGGTAGCCAAGCGGACTGTCGGTGAAGACCTCGTTGAGATCCTCAGGGACCAGATGGGTATCTATGACCAGAACGCCCATCATAAGACCGACGCGGAATATACCCTGCCCAGCGGCACCGTGCTCAGGCTGCGCGGATGTGACAAAAGCTCCCGCCTGCGCGGCGAGAAGAGTGACATCCTGTACCTGAACGAGGTGCAAGAGATCGACTCGGCGAGCTGGACGCAGCTGAAGCTGCGAAGCAAGCGCGTCATCTGCGACTTTAACCCCAGCTTCGACTGGGATTCATTCTACCTGGCAGAGGACGTACGTCAGGGCGGGCACACGATGATCGTCAGTACCTACAAGGACAATACCTTCCTCGCTGAGGAAACTATACAGGGCATCGAGAGCCTGATTCCGCGTTACAAGGAAGAAGATGGGACGGTGATGGATGACCCAGATCTGGAGTACAAGGGCGATGGGCGGCTGATCAGCGGCGATCCGGTTGACTGGTCAATATACGGGACCGCCAGCTTTATGCGGAGCCCAATGCTGCTCTTGCCGCGATACAGCATCCAAGAGCTTACCATCGACGAGCCTGACGCCTATGGGCTGGACTTTGGCTTTACAGCGCCCTCAGCCTTAGTCGCAGTAGGGATAGACGAAGACGACTATGAAGACGACACCGCCTACCTCGAGGAGCTCCTGTACGAGAAAGGTCTGACAACGAGCGACCTCATCGGCAGACTCGGCGACCTCGCCATCAGCAAAGACATCCCATTGTTCTGCGACTCCGCGGAGCCTGACCGAATCGTGCAGCTTCAGCGGGCGGGCTATGACGCACGCAAAAGCAGAAAGGATATTGAGGCGGGCCTGGATGCTATGCGCTCCCATCAGCTGATAGCGGCTGGTCCGCACATCAAGTCAGAGCTGGAAGGCTACATGAGGAAGTCTGCAGACTCGGACAAGCCCAGAACCGGCGCCGTCGACCATCTCATCGATGCTTCACGCTACGCGATACTGACACTGATCGCGGGCCCAGTCACAGCAGACTGGTCGAAGAGCTACAACGCCCTGGACGGCCTCACCCTATAACCCTTTCGCACGCGTACATATACTAAGTAGGATTGACCTATGATCACAGATGCGACCAACCGCAGATACGACCAGATGCTGCCCAGCTGGCAGATGACGCGCAGGATGACCCAGCCAGACAACGCCCGACGAGAGCTGATCCAGGGCGCCTACGAAAGCCGCTCACGCTTTGAGGCCCGCGCCCAGCTGACGGACTATCATCCCTTGACCAGTACCATCATGCAGCGGATGGTTGGGATGTTGTATGCCCGTCAGGCTGACATTAGCCGCCAGGCGAGTGTAGATCTATCCGACATTGGCGCCGGCGGTGAGGGTATAGACGTCATCGCTGGTGAGATTGCCCTAAACCTGCTCCTGTACAACGACTGTACCGTCATTGTTGAATCGGAGGGGATTCGGGTCAGCTCACCTATCGCCTGTACGCGTTGGGAGCCCGGGCGCTTCTACACCATCAAGTCCCTGCGTACAAGCGGCGACCCAGGGCCTGCAGCGAATCAGAAATTGATGGACGTCTGGACCGTGTATGAGGCGAATGGTTTTACCATCTACGCCCAGCAAGAAAACGATAGCGGCGAAAAGGAAGACGTAGTCGTCCAGCCCTTTACCGCCTGGAACGCTGAAGATGCCGATGGTGCCTTTCGTCTTCGCCAGGAGGCGGTACCGCCTATCCTGCGTGCAGAGATGCACTGGGAGCGGGCCTTAGGCGCCGCCGTTGCTCGCGGTCATCGCGCGATCTACCGTGCAGAATCCCGCTGCGACGCCGCCGAGCTGGAGGCAGCAGCCAGTACCAAAATCCAGGCAGGCGTTGGCGCAGACGAAGACTTAGCTAAAGCCTTCGCCGAGGCGCTCAAAAAGGACCGCTCTTACGTGCCATATAGCAGCGAGATGGGAGAACACAAGCCATTGAGCTTGCCGACCGGCCCGTCTGATGCCCTGCGCACTACCATCGAGGAGAAGGAAGCGCGTCTGTACAAGGTGTTAGGCATTACTATGGCAGCCAACGCCAAGCGCTCAGCGACAGAAGCTATGCTGGACGTGTCGACAGGCATTGCAACAACCTTAAGCACCCTCGCAGATAAGATGCAAGACATTGAGCGCGACATGCTCCAGCTCCTGCAGCAAGCCCGAAACGTACAGACCAGCTTAGGCCGACCAGATGACGTCACCATCGAATACCCAGCCGCCTTCAGCCAAGTTGACCTGACATCCGATGACGAGTAGTACATAATAGACAGAGGGGCAGTATGTCCCATAACAACAGTAGGGCGCAGAAGCTGCCTTAGCCCAGCAGCAGAGTAGCTCGCTTCACGAGCGCACCAGCGTACATTCACGCGTTACAAAATAGAGGACCAACCATATGACGATCCAAACAGACGACGGAACCATCGAAGTGCCAGCAAGCGCTATCCAAGAGCTTGGCGAAGGCGATGACCCGGCAGCCATTCCAGGCGTGCAGGACGAGATCTCTCGTGTTGCAGCAAAGACACGCAAGGAAGCCCAGCGGTCGACCAAAAGCCAGCTGCTTGAAAGCGACGACTTCTGGCGCAAGGCTGCATCCAAGCGCGGCGTCGAGCTGCGCGACGACGACCTGCGGCCCAAAGGAGCAACTGCGGGAGAAACAGCTAAGCTTCGGGAGCGCGTCGACCAGCTGAAAGAGAAAGCCCAGCGCGCCGACGAGCTCGAGGAGCGCGTCAAAGAAGGACGCAAGGAGCAGCTGAAGAACCGGCTGCTTCAGCGTGCCTCGCACGTGAAAGACGACCTGAAGGACATCTTCCTTGACCATGCAGTCAGCCGTTTCGGTTACGACAGCGACGACGACACGCATGTACCAATTGGCGAAGAAGGTCGGCTGGACTTCACCCGCACAGCAGATGATGTGATTAGTGAGATCCAGAAGGAGAAGCCCAGTCTTTTCAAAAACGGCTCGGCGACCAGCACAGGCACGGATCCAGACTCGGATAGCGGATCGCGTACGACCTACACAGAAGTTGAGGTGTCGCGCCTTATGAGCAATGCGGCCAGTCTCAGTGACGACGAATACAGCAGCGTGATGACGGCGGTACGAGAAGGCCGTGTCGTCTCATCCTAATCATCCTAACCCATTACCTACCTACAGATTTAGGAGCTCATTATGAGCAACATGACGCAAACAATTCTGGCTGGTGCGCTGGAGCGTAAGCTCCGCCAAGAACAGCTCGCCGACCAGATCGCAAACCGCAATTATCAGCAAACCTTCAACGGGCCGGAAGACACCGTCAAGGTCACGATCGCTCAGTCGGGTACCGTATCCAATTATACGGGCGGCCAGATCACCCTGGAAACCGGTGTTGACGCGACGCCGCGATTGATTACGCCCGATCATCAGAAGGCGTTTGGGTTTGTTCTTGACGGCAACGAAAACCTCGCGCAGTATGCCGAAGGCTTTGCCTCGGAAACGTTCGCGCAGGTGCTCGAAGAAGCTGACAAGTATATCCTCGAAAACGCAGCGTCGGCTGGGAATACTGTAGCGTACGATCAGACAACGGAGAACGTAAGGGAGCTCTTCGGCGGCGCCCGCGAGACGCTTGACGACGAAGGCGTACCGCAACAGCAGCGCTTCGCCGTCGTGCCCAGCTCCGTTGGACGTGAGGTCTATGACGACCTCGCCCAGCGTGAAACGGGGCTTGGTGATGACCGTCTGCTCACCGGCATGATTGGCATGTATTATGGTTTCCAGGTGTACGTACGCCCGACCGCCTTCTTCCAGCTTGATACGGGAGACGTAGAGTCGATGTTTGGTAGCCGTTTTTACCAGACGTATGCTGATGCGGTTGTCGCTCTGCAGGTCATCGAAGATGCACCCGGCTATCCGGGCGGCGTCGTGATTCAGGGCCTGCACGTTGCTGGCTCGATCATCACGCAGCCTGAGTCGATGGTGCGCGGCCTAATCACAGAAGCATAAGCATAAGCAACACGCCGCCCGCGGCCCAGCCTAAGGCATACGCCAATAAGGCATACGCCAGGGCTGGGCCGCCCGCGGCCTTGTTCGATACGCTCTAACCCGCTAAGGATTACCTCAAATAAGGATTACCTCAAAAGGGCCCAGCTATGCAGCCAAAGATTCTGACGGAGGACCTCTTCAAACTGTACCTGACGGATAAAACTGTCAAGGAATGGCTGCGCCAGGTGTCTGACTTAGACATTGACCTGACGCAGCCAGGTGTTGAGGAGCGTCTGATCCTGCAGCGGAAGAAACTACAGCTGTTGATCAGCACCGTCGAACAAGAGGTGCTGCAGAAGTACTCAGAGCCCAGAGTGCGTGTAAGCCCAGCCCGATTCGACCCATTCTTCCCAGCCATTGGTGCGGTGCACCTGATCGGCTACCGGGAAGTGTTCGAGGAGGAAGTCAACACTGGCACAGATCTCCCATCCTTGCCGGATGGCACGGATTACGAGGTCGGCGATCCAAACGTCATTACCAGTGACGAGCGCTTGGTCGAGGCCTTGCGCCAGACCATCAGTAAGATCGCCCATCATGAGGTGCAGCTACCCAACGATGGCTTGACACGTAAGCTTGAGGGCGAAAGCCGAGAGTTCTACGACCCGACGCGCCGGCCCAGTAGCCTCTACCGCCTGATGCAGGTGTTCGACATTCGCCGTAGCCATCATTACCTGTAGACATAAGCTTATGCAGCTACAGAAGACGTTCCAGGATAGCTACGCCCAGGCCCTCGCAGAAGAAGGCGAGCGGATGGTCAGTGTTATTCAGACGTTCCTTCGCCGACGCGGCAAAGACGCCTCAGGCGAGTTGATCAAAAGCGTAGGCTACGAGGTAACTGATGACTACCGCCTGATCCTGAAGGCTGAGGCTGAGCACGCCATCTACGTCCATGAAGGGACGTCAGGGCATTGGCCGCCGAAAGGCTCTATGCGTCAATGGGTCCAGCAGGTCGGCTTCGCGCCCGCCCTGTCGATTGAAAGCAGGGATTACTTAGCCCGTAAATCCGTCGCTGAGGATGGGACTGACGCCCTGCCTTTCATTGATGACCCGCTTACGCAAAACGCCCGAGCGATCGCCCAGGCCCTTGAGGACCGTATAATCCAAGACCTAAACAGTGAGGCCCAAGCATGATCAGTAAGATCCGCGACAAGGTGCAGGCTGCAGTAGACAGTCTACCCATCTACATAGAGGTAACAACAGACGCCTTAGACCAGGACCGTCTGCCTATGCTCGCCATTGAGCGCGCCTCGGCAGCCGACCTGACCCGTACTGGTCTTTCCGTAGAGGCCAGCGGCACGGGCGTTGACCTCTGGCTCGCGCATCAGCAGGACGTACATTGGGACGATATTGAGCAGGTAGCAGGCGCCCTCATTAAGGCCCTGCCCTCCAGCTTGACAGTAGAGCGTATCGAACAGGGCCGCGGCGCATCCGGCTTTAAGCTTATGCGCATCCGTATACAGACCGGCACCCGTTTAGATCTCGAAGATCTACCTGACGACTTCCGGTACCGTTATTAACATACCAAATATAGGAATCACCTATGAGTGACCCAACAGTAGTATCTGAGTTCCAATACAAGTCAGGCCATGGCGGCTCGTCCAGTATCCAGATTCTCCTGGAGACCGACGCAATCGCGGCCGAAGCCTGGCGCGTGCCTGATACAAACGCCCTTGCAACCGCAGGCTGGCACGAAATATCTCCTGCGCTGACTGGCGGAACCATTGGCCGTAGCCGTAACAACACCAAAGTACGTCTGGAGAACGACGTCGAATGGGTTGAGATTACCGAAGACGACGAGATCCAGATCATCAACACAACCATTGTTGTTGACCAGCTCCGTTTCAACCTCCTGGAATGGATGGAAGAGAACTACTTCAAAGCGCGCTATGCTCTGCCAACCAACAGTGACGGCGGGTACGAGCTGCAGGTCATTGAAGATGACGGAGCAGGCGGAGAGATCATCGAACCTGTCGCGCACTGGCTTGGTTTTGAGCGGGTCTCAGCTGATAAGGTCGACTGGACGATGACGACTGAGCGCGGAAGTCTCCGCTCGGTTGAGTTTCAGTTGGCGGCCTCTAAGCCGAAGGCTGCATCCAGCCAGCGCATCTACGACCAGGCGGTCTTGCCTCTGGATACCTCTGTAGTGCCTGTTGTTGCAGGCGACTACGAGCTCCTCAGCGCATGGGACGACTCGACCTGGGCGCAGTACGCAGACGCCGCGGTCACGCCTTAAACGACAGTGACACGCAAACATCATAGCCCGGCCTGCTAAAGGGGCCGGGCTTTTGTTTAGCACCAACACAGATATTCTTGAGGACACTGCCTATGCTTACCAAAACCAGGCTCTGGCTGCACCGCGTGTTGATCAGGCTGATTGACCTGCTTCATCCGGGCTACCTGACCGCCGAATGCACGGTTGGCCGCGTGCAGCGAATGCACGACCTGCTGACAGAAACCAAAAGCCGTCCGCAGGCCCAAGCGGTCGACGCACCCGCGGGCCCAGTAGACACGTCAAGCTTTGCCGACAAGGCCAAGCAGGGCAAGCAGAGCGCCGACGATCTACGCACAAAGATCGCAGCGGAAAACCGCCTGACCGAGCTGGCGGATATTGTCCTGGAGCTAAAGCCCGGGCAGAGCGCGCACGACGTTCCAGCGAGAGTGTTGAACCGTGCACTGGCCCATTTTATCAGGAGCTACGCCAAGCATATGACGACACTCAGCGGTACGCGCGCCTCCATACAGGATCAGGCAGCGTAGGCAGTAGCTCAAACGGTACCGCACGTCCGCTGGGGCAGCAGGCGGTTGCCCTGGCCGAAATGACTGGCCAAAGCCGCAGCGAAAGTATGCGAATGCAGTACGCGGAGTTCTGCAGGGCCTACATTGACGCCGCCGCAGTCGCCAAAGAGCGCCAGAAAGCCCTCAAACAAAACCAGCAGTAGTAAAGCCCATTAAATAGGACGCCAGTTTATGTCTGTACAGATCCCAGTCTCCAGCCCAGGAGCAGAGCAAACCGAGCGCCAGCTTGCCGCCTTAGACGCGGCTGTAGAAGGCCTCGAGGATAAGCAAATGCGGTTAGAGCGGAGGACCAACAATGCCCGCCAGTCGGTCGACCGCTTCGGCCAGGACGTAGACATTGCTGCCAGCTCCATCAGAGAAGCAGGCGACGAAGCAGGAGGCGCTGCACAAGACGTTGATGCTTTCGCCCAGGCGATGATCAGTGCATCCAGGCAAGGTAATCAGGGCCTACTTGAAGTAGCAGGGTCTGTTGAAAACATCCAGCGGGCATTCGAAGACGCGGAAGGCGATGCCCAGCAGCTGGAAGCCATCCTCGGCCCAGGCGGCGCCTTCACAGCAGGTGCCGCTGAAGCCGACCGTTTAGGCGACCGTCTACGTGCTGCCTTGCAGGAGGGCGACTTAGGCAGCCTCGCAACAGGCGACGTTAACTTAGGCCAGCAGCTTGTTGAAAACCTGCAGCTCGACGGCGGAAGCGCCCAGGCAGAAGCCCAGGCCCAAGGGTCTGCATTAGGGACGGGCATTGCGGTTGCAACAGGGCAGGCATTTGGTGACGTGCTTTCCGGTTACGGCACGCTCGAAACTCAGGGATTCATATCACATTACCTCTCTGATGGTGGTGAGGTACCTGATGAGGCGGCAAAAGGCCTCTCGGGGGGTGGCGTACTTGATGCGTTGGCGGACGGTAGCCGACCCGCAGCGGCGGGTCTACGTAACGTAGCCAACCGGTTACGTGACGTCACAGGGATCGACCTCACAGGTTACGTTGACGACGGGATCGCAGTCTTCAGCCGCTTCGCGAACAGCAGCGGCACATTAACCTCGCGCTTAGGCGGGGCTGTAGGCAGCCTGCGCACTCTTGTTAGTGCAGCAGGTGTAGCCAGCGCCGCCGTAGCGGCGGTTGTAACCATCATCACGGCAGCAGCAGCCGCCGCATCCAACCTCGCCAACCAGCTGGCTCAGTCGAGCGTCGAGCTTGAGCAGGTCGTATCCCAGACCGGCGTAGCCCGCGAGGAGCTGGCCCTCTTTGCCGAGGTGCTCCGTAATCAGAACCCGGAGGCAGACGTCCGTGACCTTGCTGACGTGTTCAGCGAGCTGCAACAGTCAATCACCGAAGCAAAAGACCCAACGACGGAGCAGGCCCGGCTCTTTGACGAGCTTGGCTTAAGCGCAGAGCGCCTGGCCGGCCTGCCCTTGACTGACGCCTTCGCCGAAATCAGCGACCGCGTCAGCACCCTCAATGCAGAGAGTAAACTACTGGCGGCCCGTCTGACGGTCGGTGAAGAAGGAGCTCGCCAACTGGCGCGTAGCTTTGGCCTAACATCAGAGGAGCTGGCCCGTCTCCAGGCACGCGTTGAAGGCGGCGTGTTAGACGAAGAGGCCCAGCAGTCGCTCGTCGGCCTAAGCGATAGCGTGTCAGCAACCAACAGCCAGGTGTCTCGCTTAGGCGAGGAGCTGGCAGCAGTCTTAGGCCCGCCTGCAGCGCGGGTGTACGGCGCGATTGTAGATGTGTTGGATCCCATTGTACAGGCATTCACCGACCTACTATCCGTGATCACGGGTATCGTCGGGCTGATGTTTGGCAGGCTAAAGGATGCAGTCGGCATCATCCAATCAGGCGCAGAAACAACCCGCTCCTTCGTTGGCGAATGGGAGTTTCTGGACAACCTGCTCAATACCGTCTCGGATAGCTTCAGCTCGTTGTTCCGCGGTATTAAACGCGGATACACCGACCTGATCAACTTCTTCGCTGGGCAGGATGACTTCGAAGTCATCAGCGCGACGCCAGGCCAGGAAGCCATTAGTATCCAGGATGAAGAAACAACGCCAGACAATGATGATGCAGACACGCCTCTCTTGGATGCCATACGCGCACGGAGGGAAGCCATCGACGACGCCAACGACGAGTTTGAACGCGAACTCATCGATTACGAAGACCTCTTAAACCGTTTGGAAGCAGCCGAGCTGCAGCTATTCGAAGACGCAAGAGATGCAGGTGCAGACGCAACAACAGATGCGGCGGCCCAGCGGGTACTGGCTATCAGGCGGCAGATTGAAGCGCTGGGCGCAGAGGTAGATGCGCTTCCATCCAGTTTAGGTATTGACAGCATCCAGGGCCAGGGCCTACAGGCACCGCCATCAACCGAAGATCTCTTTGCCCAGACGGACGAGTTTGGCGTACTACAGGACGAGCTGGCCATCATCAACGAGTTCTTCGCTGGACAGGAGCGCCTGCAGCGCCGTATCCGCACCATCGAGAATGCACGCATACGCTTTGCCAGAGAAGGCGTCGAGCTCTCCCAGATAGAGGAGCTGGTCTTAGATACCATCCTGCAGCAGAACCGTGAGCGTCTGGAGCAACTGGAACGACTCAGCGCAGAGGAGCAAGAGCGTCTTCAGACGCTGAATAACATCGCTGATCGTCTCAGCGAAGACCTCGTTGGCAACCTGTTTGATAGCCTGGTTGATAGCAGCCAGGACTTTGGCGAAGCCTTACGTGATGCAGGCATTAGCGCCCTACGCGACATTGTAACCAGCGCCGCGGCCGATGCCTTCCGTCGCCTGCTTAGCCAGGGCGAGAGCGAGGGCGGCTTCTTCAGTGCCTTAGGAGCGCTTGGGTCAAACAAGCCTGACGCGAAAGGAGCGGGCGACAAGGCCAAAGCAGGCAAAGCAGCGCGCACTGTAACGCCTGGTCAAACAAAAGGGTTGACGGGTACGCAATCAGCAGCAGCGGGAACAGCAGGTACGTTGGCTGGGCAAGGCGTACAGGCAGCAACAGGTAGCAAGCTGTTGGGCGGCCTGGCGGGCGGTGTGACGGCAGCAGGCACCGCCGCCCTCTTAGGAGCTGGGCCTTTAGGCATCGCCTTACTTGCAGCGGGCGGTCTGCTTGGCGGGTTATTCGCAAATGGCGGACGTCCGCCCAAAGGCAAAGCATCTATTGTCGGCGAGCGCGGACCAGAGCTTTTCGTTCCAGACAATGCAGGCACCATCATTCCCAATGAAGCGCTCCAGCCCAGCTTGCCTGAAATGCCTGGCAACGGCGCCCTGATCAACGAAGTCAGGAAACTGAGATCTGCAACCGAAGCGGCCCTGAGTCGCCCGGCCCAGGCGCGTATTGCTCGTAAGGATTTCCGTGAAGCCGAGACGGAGACGCGCCAGTACACGCGCCAGAAGAATGCACGCAACCTGCGCAACTAATCTAATCAAAGGACAACCATATGCAGCTGATTATTACAGGACGTGATGGTTTCGCCCAGACCTACTCAGATATTGAGCTGGCTGAAGGTGACGTCGTTGTTGACACACAGCTCAGCGGAAGCGGCGGGATCGAACAGGTCGAATCTGGAAGCATGTCCCTGGCCGTCTACAACGAGTTTCAGGGCGAGCCAACCTTAGACGCCTACTTCGACACCATTGACTCCGATTATGAATACCTACAGGCCCGCGTCCAAGACGCAGGCGGAAGCGTGTCTGGCTCCATCTATGAGGGCGGCATTCAGTACGACGAGGTATCGGGGCGGTTTACCTTCGACTTCTTAGCTGACGCAGAAGCAGTCTTACGGGACCGCCTACGTAAGGTTGCCCTACGTGATGTAGTAACAGATACCAGCCAGGCGGTAGAGCAAGTCGTATTTACCGCTGGAGCGCCCGTAGCAGAGGATCTTACGCCCTTGTACCCGGGTACGCTCCGGCACGTCGAAGGCAGTGCAGGCGTACGTGACCCGCAGCAGGACTCTGGCTTAACCGAAAGCTTTGCGGGCTGGCAGTCAGTCGGAGCCATTATGGCCTGGCTTCCATCGGACCTGCTGACCCAGGTCATTGATAGCCAACTGAACCTACAAATCAGCCCAACTGAAACCAGCGCACACGACACCGACCCGGTAACGGGCGAGATCCCGGGCATCCCGGCCCAGAATGCCAAGTACAAACAGGAAACTGTAGACACCAAAGGCAGCCCGCGTATCTGGCAGATCGATGACTGGGAAGGACCGATCGGCGAGTCGCAGCCCCGCAAGGACGTCACAGGCGTGCCCGACTGGACAGGCGAGGAGCTGCTGGACTACTACCTGCAGCGCACCGGGCGGCGCGTCATTGCCCAGTATGACGGCACCAGCCTAACCCGTATCAACCTGTACTTTGCCGATGACACGCCCGAGCTGATAGCGTCAGACAGTATAGATACCGCCGTGCCAGCGTCCGGTATTGAAGCAGGCGCTGATAGAGAGCAAGACTTCTACCAAGCAGAAACCCGGCGCCCAAGGCTTCCTGATTTAGCCGTGCAGGTTGGCCAGCTGGTCGAGGGATCCATCACCGCCAGTGACCCAGGCCATACAGGCCTATTGGACGTCCGCCAGCAAGGCGTACATGCAGACGGCAATAACGACAGTACCGGTTGGTACACGCCGTACAACTGGATCCGCGATAGCAGCATCGGCGCCTTAGACGAGCTTACCGTCGACACCTATCGTATTACCTACCGCGACCGCGACAGCCTGGCCTTAGACGCCTACGACTACTGGAGCGCTTGGGTACAGCCGCCCTATGCCAAGTATGCGTCAGAGCGCTGGTCAGCAGGACGCGAAACCAAGGTTGTTGAAGGGCCAGAGAGCACCATCAATCTCCCAGTAGAGCTCCCTCAGCTGCTCTTCCCGATGAAGCATGGAGCCGAAACCAGAGGGCAGAGCCATAGGGCGCAGCGGAATCATGTGATGGACCCATTGAAAGACCCGTACTTCCGACCCGGAAGCAAGGGCGCAGCTACGCTGGACTTCCTGTTTCCAGAGCAGTATGAAACAGGTGACAATCACACGTACAAGATCCGTAACGTCGATAGCGAGCCGGATGTGAATGAGTTCTACAATGGCTTAGATGGGATTGGGATTACAACGCCCTGGTTGGTGCAGTACCAGTATGGCTATCCTATCGTGCCGTACGAATCGGATGCGGTCTACGAAACCGTTGTCGCAGAAGGCTCCCGTACAGAGCGCGCCTTTAACCAGGCCGCAAGCCTCCTTTGGACAGACCTTAGAGAGCCTGGTGAGCAGCGCTATGGCCCTGCCAATGACGGCAACAAGAATACCAGCCTGCCTTACCTCGCCAAAGCCTACCGCGACCGTGAGCTGATTGAGACCGATACGAGCGGGGCTGTATATCCCGTAGACCGCGAGCTGTTAAATGACGCAGCCAGCCTGCAAGGGATCGATGGTCTAAGCAAACCGCCCGCCCAGCCTGCGACTCAAGATGAAGTACAACAGCGCGGCTACGGCGGCCTATACAACGCCAGCTGGGCCTGGCATACCTGGAGCCTACATAAAGCCTCTGCCTTAGAGCGCCTGCAGGTGACCGTTGAAGTCGATACCGCAGAGCTTGATTATCAGGTCGGAGACAGCAACAAAGGTCTAAGCTGGAGAGGATACACCTGGCTGGTCGCTGAAGAGGAGCGGCGGGTTGACCGCACGGTAAGTACGCTAGTGTTAGAACGCTATGTCCAACGCGAGCGGGAGCTGTATTCCTCAGAGCGCCAGGCATCAGTCGGCGCGCCCAGGGATGTGACCAGTCAGATCACTGCTACGCATCTGCTGCGAAAGGACGACCAGGCGAAAGGAGACCAGCAAGGTCCGACCATCAGAGGCGGCCAGGAGGAGAGCTTTCGGCTGATCCAATGGGCGCCGCCCAGATGGGAAGACCAGCTGGCTATTATGTACTACGAGGTACAGGCGTTAGACACCAGCTACTGGGCTCAGGTCTGGCAGCGCAGGGCGGTAACAACAGGCACAGCCATCTACCTGGCATGGAGCCGTCCAGAGCTTACGTTTGTCGACTCACCCATCAGAGTGCGCGCTGTCGGTTGGCCGACAAGAGAAACCCTTGAGGTCAAAGAGCTGGATGCTACTGCGCCCTACGACCCAGCTGATCCGGCGGATACGCGCACCATTGAGGTTGCAACGCCTGTCGTATCAGACTGGACCTACTCAACCGAGCAAGATGTCAGCCTCCAGCGCCCGGAGTTGTAGTATAGACTACGTATCACATAATTAAAGTAAGGCTCTACTCAACAAGAGGATAGGATATATGCAGCTACAAGGACCTGTACGTATTGAGGGACCGACCGTACCCGGCGCGCAGCAGACAACGACCTTTGAGGCGTACGCCTCAGCAGATGCGCCGTGCATTGTGCGCTGGGAAGACGAACGGGAGAGTTCTGGCCGCATGCAGACGAACCGTGCCGGAACGGAAACCCTCATTGGCCCGCCGCGCTGGCGAGGCCGGATTACTGTTGGCTTTGGCGCGCTAAGCCCAGAGCGTGCATTGGAGCTTCTGTTTCAGCTACGTAAGGGAGAGATTGACATTACGCCCAGAACCGACGACGGCTCTACCAGCGTAGGTATTGACGCAACCGGCGACGGGATTACCGATTTCGTTATTGAAGAGACAACACTGGCCGTGCGGCTGGTGTCTGACATCCCATCTACAACCAGCCTACAGCGCACGGCCAAGGAGCTGGTGCGTAGTGATATAGAGGTAGAACTTCGCACCAAGCAGGTCTATTCGGAGATCCCAGGCTTTGGGACGCCAACGCTTTGGACCTTTGAAGCGGAAGCAACGCAAGGCGACACTTTAACCGCCAGCTTCGACGGAGGCACTCGCAATCAGATTGAGCGATGGATTGTCACTGACAACGCTACGGGCCAGACGGTCGCGGTCACCAACCAGACCGACTTTGAGTTCGTTGGCTTCCTTTCAGGCACCAGAGAGTACACTATTGGCGTGCAGATTGCCGCCAACAGCTTCGACGCTACCGAGCGCATCCAGATTGTAGGCGACGTCGCCCGCGTGATCTGGGACAACGTTGACTTTGAGGCGATCCCTGCAGATGCACCCATTGTCGCCTTAGATACCGACCATCCGCGCGTAAGTGCGATGCAGATGCTCTTCGATACCAGCTTAGAAGATGTCGGCCAGGGCTACACACCCGTCCAGCCGGGCAATACCAATGTTGGCCTGCCCTTAGACCCGAATACCGAGTACACCCTCGCTGTTGAGGTTGAAACCAGAGATGGCGATAGCGTAGAGCGCCGGCTGATCCAGGGCGTGCCAGCGGAGACGATTGTCAACGGCGAAGGGATTGGCGTAAGCTACGAGGAGACGCTCTTCAATTTCGGCTACGCGGGCGAGCATCGGATGACGATCGCTGGGGCAATGCCCAGCATGCGTTTTGCCGACCAGCACTACGAAGATGTGCCCAACAAGCTCTTAGCAGTAACCGAATGGAGCGACCTCAAATGGACCGGCTTTGCACGCGCATTCTACGGCTGCAGTAACCTCTTGACGACGGGCTACGACCTAATCTACGACGGAATCGACTGGACCGTGCCTGTAAGCCCAGAGCCTGCAGAGTACGTACCCGAGCCTGTAGGCGAGGCTCTGCGGACCTTTGCCGAGTGTACCCGCTACGGCGATCCGGCCCGCGTCGGCACCGATTGCGATATTGGCGACTGGGATATGAGCGGTGTGATTGGCATTGGGCGACGCGGGCTCGGCCCCGGCACTCCGTATGCTCGTCGAGGGTTCTTTTGGAACTGCACCAATTTCAACCAGCCGATCGGCACCTGGGACACATCGGGTTTTCTCGATGTTGGCGGCGCACTCGCAGATTGCGAAGCGTTTGATCAAGACCTCAGCGGATGGGTTATGAGCCAGTGCGAGCGGTTCTGGGGCCTCTTCCGCTCTGCCTCAAACTACAGCAACGCCGGACAGCCGTTGGATTGGGACATGAGTAGTGCTGTGATTACACTACGTATGTTCTTCGGTACGGATTTCAACCAACGCATCAGTGCAACAGGCGACCTCAGCAGCCTCGTCAATGCAAATAGTATGCTACGAAAAACGCCTTTCAATCAG